ATGGTCTTTTAAAGATTGGCAATGAAATTATTACATATACATCAAAAACTGATACTGAGTTCTTAGGATGTATTAGAGGATTCTCAGGTATTGATGGGTATAAAAACAATATTGAAAGAGATTTTTCAAATGTAAATAAGCAAACTGTTACTTTTTCTGATACTGAAGCAGAATCTCATACCCAAGGGGATAGTGTATCTAATTTAAGTTCATTATTTTTACAAGAGTTTTATCGTAAAATTAAAACTGCATTTGCTCCAGGATTTGAAAATCAGAAATTTGTCTCTGATTTAGATGTAGCAAATTTTATCAGAGAAATTAAAGATTTTTATCAAGGCAAAGGTATCGCAGAGTCTATAAGAATTCTTTTTAAAGTTCTTTATGGCGTTGAAGCCGATGTTCTGGATCTTGAAACAAGACTAATCAAATCATCTGGTGCAGAATATATTAGAAGAGAGGTTGTTGTTGCTGAAATTATTTCTGGTGACCCGTTTGAACTTGAAGGTCAAGCAATCTATAGATCTCTTGACGATTCTACAATTCCTATTGCTACAGCATCTGTATCTAATGTAGAAGTTTTCACTAGAGACTCAAAAACATATTATAAACTCGAACTTTTTGTTGGATTTGATGACAACTCAAGTTTTGAGAATGCATTTATTATACCCGGATTCTCCAGAGCAATAGAATCTGCTGCAATAGGTGCAGATGTGATTACTGTAGACTCTACGATTGGTTTTAATGACTCTGGAACTATTATTTCTGGAAATAATACTATTAAGTTTACTTCAAAGAGTGTAAACCAATTCTTTGGATGTAGTGGCATTACTGAGGCAATTAATGCGACTGATGAAGTTAGATCTGAAGTATTTGTTTATGGATTTGGTAATGGAGATACGGAAAGAAGAGTAAATATTCGTCTGACTGGAGTTTTAAATAATTTTGTAGAGATTGATAATGTTTCGCTTTTAGAAGAAGGTGAAGAAATTAGAGTATTATCTTCTGGCGAGAGTATTGATAATCCAGACAATAATTCAACGTATAAAGAAATTTTTGCCAATTCTTGGATTTACAATACAAGCGCAAGATATGATATTGAGTCTATCGTTGGTTCTACATTCACATTATCTTCTAAAATTGATAAGTCAAGTTTGAAAGTTGGAGATACTGTTGATATATTAGTTGGTAGCTCTGAAACAGTATCTGCAAGTAATGCCAAAATTTCATCAATTAATACTACACTTAATCAGGTAGTAATTAATAATCTAGGTTCATTTACTCCAAGTCCTACTCTTGAGTATAGTATCAGAAGAAAAATTGAAAAGGTTACAAGTGCTAATGTCGATTTAATCTTAGGAAATAATAAGTATTTTGCCAATGTTCAAAATGTATATTGTAATGATAATTCGACGTTTGGATATGTTACATCACTTTCTTTACCTGAATATGAAATTGAAGAGTCTTTAATCGAGTCACAACTTTCAGACGGCAAAGAAACAAATTTTGATGGATATGACCCGGTCAATAAAACATATTCAGTATTAAAATTTTCATCTGTAATACCATTCATTGATGGTGACAGAGTTAGATATACCTCAGACAAACCTCTCAAGGGTCTTCAGTCTGGAGAAGTGTATGTAGTTGATTATGTTGCACCAAATAAATTTAGACTTTATATTTCTAGTTCTCTATTAGCATCCGGTGCGGATTATCTTGAATTTAATGCTAATGATGATACCTCTGCAACACATACATTTACATTATTATCTCAAAAATCTAGAAAAATTGCACCAACACCAATATTAAGAAAATATCCTCTTAATAGAGCAATTACAAATTCAGAAAATTCTGATAGAGGAACTTTACATATTGGACAGTTGATAGATGGTGTTCAAATTTTAAGTCCTAAGAGTGATGATAAAATTTATTATGGACCATTAACAGATTTTGAAGTCTTTAATGGTGGTATGGATTATGATGTGATCAATCCACCACATCTGACAATTACTGCTGGTGCAGGTTCATCTGCTCTTGTAGAACCAGTTATTTCTGGTTCTGTTTCCGAAGTTCTAATTGACCCACAGAACTTTGATGTTGATGGAATTTCTGCAATAACTTTACAAGGTGCTAATGGTAGTGGATGTATTCTAGAACCTGTAATGGGAGATAGATTTAGAACATTGGAGTTTGATAGTAGAGCACTTTCATTAGGTGGTGGTGTTGATAGCAGTGCTGAAACATTAACTTTCCTGGAACCACATAATCTAACACAATTCCAAAAAATAACTTATAATGCAAACGGAAATACTGAAATTGGTATTGGAGATTTCCAAGATCCTTCAAATAGTCTCGATAATAGACTTGTATCTGGAGATGAGTATTTTGTTAGAATAGTAAACACATCATCTATCAAACTTTTTAATAATTTTTCAGATGCCTCTGCAGGTGTTAACACGATTGGGTTTACTACCGCAACTGCAGAAAGTGGTATACATCAGTTCAGAACTATTCCAAAACCAACTTTAAAAAAAGTAAAAGTTATAGAATCAGGTTCCGGATATCAATATAGAAAGTTAAGAATAAAATCTTCAGGAATATCTACTCAATATAATAGATTAACTTTTAAAAATCATGGATTTAATAATGGTGATGTTGTTGAATACTCTACAGAAGAAACAGTAGAGGGTAATCAATTAATTAGTGGACTTTCAACAAGCGTTCAATATTCAATTCAAAAACTTGATGATGATAATTTCAGATTAATTAATGTTGGTGTTGGTGCAACACTTACTAATGATTTAACAAGATCCAAGTATGTAGAGATATCTGGTATTGGTTCTGGATATCATGTATTCCAATATCCACCAATCACAGTAACTGCAACAGTTTCTTTTGGTTCAACATTAACTGGCACTCTCAATTTTACACCAATTGTCACTGGACCAATTGTAGATGCTTATCTGTATGAGTCTGGTGCTGGATATGGTTCAACTGTATTGAATTTACGTAAACAACCTCTTGTTAGTGTAAAAAATGGAAGAATTGCACAACTGAATCCAATTATATCAAATGGTAGAGTCATTGAGGTTCAAATACTTTCTTCAGGAACAGAATATTTCTCTACTCCAGAATTAATTATTGAGGACGAAGATAATGTTGGTTCTGGTGCAATCTTAAGACCAGTAATTGTTGATGGAAAAATTGATGATGTAATTGTTATTAATGAAGGTATTGGTTATGATCCAAATACTACAACTATTAGAGTAAAACCAAGAGGTTCTGGTGCAATCTTTAACACACAGATTAGAAGTCTTTGTGTAAATGATGCTGAAAGATATGCCGATAGTTCTATCAATCATAATCAGAAAATATTTGGAAGATTGAAAGAAAATGATACAGAAGATGGATTAGAATATTCTGTTTATGGATATTCTGAAGACTTAGCAGATGTATTTGATGACGATTTAAACGCAAATCATTCAAAAATTATCGGTTGGGCATTTGACGGAAATCCGATTTATGGACCATATGGATATACGGATGCTGATGATATTCAGTCTGGTGTATCTTTAATTACTCCTGGATATGTTGCGGATGCATCTTCTGTTTTTGATAGACCACCCACATCTACATTTGAAGAAGGATTTTTTATTGAAGATTATAAGTTTGATGACAATGGAGATTTGGATGTTCATAATGGAAGATTCTGTAAAACTCCAGAGTTTCCAAATGGAACTTATGCATATTTTGCAGGGGTAACAACAAGTACCGTTGTGAATGAACTTGTTCCATTATATCCATATTTTGTTGGAAATACTTTTAAATCTAAACTTGACAAAGATAATTTTTACCTGGACCAGTCATTTGATTTCAACAACTCAAATTTAGTTAGGAATGTATTCCCATATAAAGTTGCTGAAAGGGGTGCAGATTATGATTTCCTTGACGAGGGTTATGAAACTTTCCCACAGAGAACTTTTGTCACTGCTGTTTCTAGAGGTTCTGTAGAAAAAATTAACATCCTTTCTGGTGGTAAAGGTTATAAAGTAGGAGATAAAGTCAATTTTGATGAAACTGGAACTGGTGGATCTGGATTGTCAGTTGAAGTATCTGAACTTGTCGGTAAAGATATTACAACAATTGACACAGACTTAGATCAATATGCAAGTTCAGTTTTTGTTAGAGATAGTCAGTTCCAAGTATCAGCATATTTTGAGAATGGGTTTGATGTTAATAATAATGAAAATATTCTCATTAGTGGTTTAACAACATCTATTTCAAATCTGAAAGGAAATCATAGAGCAGGAATTTCTTCAGATACTATCGGTCTTGCAGCAACAATGACTTCTCATACCACAAATGGTGGTATAACTGAAGATATTTTTGTTGATCAATTGGCAAATGTTTCTATTGGAAGCTCTATTGCAATTCATTCTGATGATGGTATTACTGCAACAGATGAAACTGTAAGAGTTTTAAACAATTATGGTAATGGTGTTATTAAAGTTAAAAGATTTGGAAACACTGGTATCGCTCATACTCTCGGTAGTGAACTCAATTTAATTCCAGATAGAATCAAAATTCAAGCAAAAACTCCATCCTTTAAATCATCACGTTCAAAATTAGTTTACTTCAATGCAGATAATGCAGTTGGATTTGGAACCACTACTAATGGTGCAATCGAAAAAACTATCACTATTGGTGGTGTAGACAATCTGGTTCAAATTCCAACTAGAGCAATCTATGTTCCTAATCATGGATTCAAGACTGGTGAAGAAATTAGTTTCAGTATGAATGATAGTGCTGTTACTGCTGCTGATGTTCTTATTGTTTCAAACGAATCAACTTCAACTCAGTTTAATTTACCTGAAAATAGGGCAGCTACAGCAACTGTATACGCAATTAATAAAGGTCCAAACTATATTGGACTAACAACTGCAGTTGGTCTTACAACCTTTACTGAGGGTCTCTATTTCCGTAGTGGTGGATCGGATAACGCAGAATATTTACTGAAAAATAATCCAACACAAGTTACCGGTGACCTTGATAGAATTATTACTACTGTCAGTACTTCTTCAACACATGGATTAAGAAATAATGATGTAATCAATCTTGATGTAAGACCCAATACTATTGTTGGATTAGGAACAACTGCTGCAGCAACCGTAGTTTATAAAGAATCCACAAAATCACTGTTAATTAATCCTGTTGGAATTAATTCAGATGCTATTGATACGGCAACAAACACAATCACTCTCACTAATCATGGATTTGAAACTGGTGAAAAAATCTTTTATGAGAGTACAGAAGTTGCATCAGGATTAACTACAGGTGTATACTATACCATTAGAGATGGTAGAAATACATTTAGACTTGCAGAGACTTTATATGAATCTAATCCAAAAACAGAAAAAGTAGTCAATATTGTTGGAACAGGATCAAGTGTTCATACTATCGGTAAGATAAATCCAAAAATTGATGTCGTTAACAACTCAGATATTAGATTCCTTCTGGGAGATTCTTCTCTGACCGGATATGAATTTAAGATTTTCTATGATAAAGATTTTAAAAATGAATTTATAACATCATACGGTGATACTAATTTCAATGTTGAGAAAATTGGTACTTCTGGAGTTGGGACTGCATCTTTAACCTTAAAGTATTCTGAAAATATTCCATCAAAACTTTTCTATGCGGTAGAAAAAGCAGGATATATTAGCACTGCAGATACTGATGTTGCAAATTATTCGGAAATTAATTATGTGAAGAGTGAATATAATGGAACATATAATATTACTGGCGTTACTTCAACAACATTCAAGATCTCTCCATATAAGTTACCATCAGTATTAAAATATAATGTTAAAGAGGAGTGTGATGTAGCAAAATATAGAACTAAGTCAAGCACTGCAAGAAGTTCTATCGGAGCAGTCAAAATTATATCTGCAGGATTTAATTATGAAAGATTGCCTAAATTTATAGATGTTTCCTCCGTAAGTGGGGAAAATGCTAATTTAATAGCAATTTCAACGTCTATTGGTAAACTCAATAAATTTAGAATTGATAATATCGGATATGCATATCCATCAGATAAAACTCTCAGACCTGAAGCAGCACTTCCAACAAGACTTAATATTGATAATCTCGATACAATTTCAAAACTTAATATTATAAGTGGTGGATCAAAATATGTTACACCACCAAATCTTTTACTGTGGAATGAAACAGGCAATTTTGTTGTAGATGATTCTTCTTTATTACCAGTTGCACCAAATACAACAATTTCCGATATTGAGCAAATTGCACCAATTCGTGGAATGGAATCAGAACCCCATAGAATAGTTGCAGTTAACAATTCAAATGGAGTTGGAATTAGCTCTATTGTTTCTGGATCTAGTGGCGTTGCAACTTGTACATTAAAGACTCCTGTTTTAGGATTCACTACAGCACTCTTTGCAGATGGTGATGAAATTTTTGTGGAAGGTATCGATTTACTTGGTAGTGGTCAAGGTTACAATTCTGAAAATTACAATTACAGATTCTTCAAAGTTGATAGCTTTGTTAATTCTAATCCGGCAAAACTTACTTTCTCACTTGTAGATGAAGATGGTGTTGGTTTAACAACCAATCCTGGTATTGCAAAAACTAATCAATCTGGATATGCAACTATTGTAAATAAGAAAGATTATCCAGATATTGAAGTTATTCAGTCTAGAGCATCATTTGAATTAAATGAAGGATTATTTGTTGATAGTGGTTCTGGTTTTGTAGAAACTGATGCTTTTGTTTCTCTGGTAAGACCAGATTTCATTAAAACTGTTGGACCTCAAAATTTCAAACCTGGAAATAAAGTTAAGGGTAAACTTACAGGAACTATTGCAGAAATTAAATCAATCAATAAAGACAGGGCAAAGTTCACTCTTAACTATTCTTCTAGGCAAGAATCTGGATGGAAAGATGATAAAGGTAAATTAAGTGAAGATTATCAGGTAACTCCCGATAATGATTACTTCCAAAATCTTTCATATTCTGTAAAGAGTCCAATATCTTGGGCAGAAATGTCTGGACCAGTAAATTCTATCGTACACCCT